AATACTACTACTCATAATAACTCCTTGTTATTAAATTAATTTAAATTCAGTAAAAACTGACTATATTCTCTGAACTTATCCTAACTTATAGGGGTTACTACATCTCACATATCAAAGTGTTTGACCTTTCACGGCTCACTTGTTTTGAATATTATACTTTATTTTTTAGAGTTGTTTATCTCAATTAATGCTTTATGTAGATTCGTAGCCTTTGCGATTAACTGTTTGTTCTTGAGTGGGTTTAGATAATCAGGATTCGCCTTGATTTCATCCAACTGTTCTTTTATGCTACCCGAGGTTGCTGTACCACCACCTTCTACAAAACTAGGCTCGGATACACCTTTACCAATACCGGAAAATAACTTTATGGTATCCTCTAAACCAAGTATTCCTGCAATCCCTTCAACCTTACTTTCTTCCAAACCTACCGCTTTAAAACCGGCTTTTGCTTTGTCCATCTTCTCGTCATACTTATCGCCCCAGTTCTCTTTTAATTCTGTGAGGTTTTTATTAATATTATCTTCCTGTTGTTTTGCTTGTTTCTCATTGAGTGCATTCATACCAGTATTAAATTGCTCGTACACGCCCTCTGCCTGTCTAGTACTTAATCCATTTTTGTAGGCGATCTGTTTAAATAAACCAGTAGCTTCTTCATCATCATTATCTCCTTGTTCCAACTTATATCCTTCTGTTGTCTCAGGGCGACCAAGTTTCTTATAGAAGTTAGATACTTCATCCCTGTTATCAAAGTCTGGTAACCTTACTATCTTTGATGGGTCGCCGGTCATTTTTTCCAAGTTTGAATAACTGTTCGCCATCGCGTCAGCACTATCCCATTTTTTATTATTAATCAGGCTGATCGTTGCTTCGTTATCACCCGTATACCAACTAACTTGTCCATTAGATTCATCCATCTTTATTCTCCTTGTCTTTTAAATAATATAATATTCTTAGTCCTACCATCTTCGCCCCTTCTCTAAGGAAAGTTTCATTTACATTGTCTACATTGTAACTAGGTTCTTCGATACCACAAAATGTCATCAAGTCTTCTAATACCAGTTTTCCATCCACGCCACCGAATACCTTTCTATATAGTTTAACCTTGTCTTCATAAACCATCTATACTTACTCCTGATAAGTCTTTAGCTGCCTTCGCGGCACTGACCATTTGCTCGCCTGCAACTTGCTCTTCTTGAGCCTGTTGTGCCTGTTGTCTCCTTTCTTCCATTTCAGCATCACTTCTTAGTATGACAGATGGAACACCTACACTATCTAATGCCAGTTTAATCGCTTTGTCCATATCTATAATATCAAACATTCCTGGATTATCCGCCGACATCGGTAATACCGAATTAACGACTTGTATAAGACCTGCGAGTATCTTACTGTCCTTCATCTTATTTAATGGACTTTCAAATACAATATCGTAAAACGAGTCAACTCCTTCAGGTAATGGTGGTATCTTATCATGGCGTAATAGTATATCCAACTCTCTCTCAATCATCGGACTTAAAGACTCGTTCTGCTGTCTAGCGACTAGAGGAGTTAATAACATAGCCTTTTCTCGATTTCTGGTCGATACCTCCAGCGTTGTCATGCGGGGTGTTTCTACCATTATCTCGAATAATGTTAACAGGAATACATCCTTGATTGAATCTTCCAGTTTCATAATCTCAGCATCCCCTATGTCAACACGAGCCCCGTCTTGGAAAGGAACCACCGTTGGTCTACCGTTATGATCCAAACCACCCACGATAGCCGTATTCGGTTTCATCACCAATGTTTTACCACTAATAACACCATTGTCTCTTGTTAAGATTGTTGGGTCTATTGTCTTATCGATAGCCAGTAATATGGACTCAGCTAGCCTGTTCAATCTACGAATATCAGCTAATACTTGCATGCCGGGACCTCTACCGAACACTTCATCCGGAGAAGTGGCATATCTACTCACGGAGTAAGGGAAACTACTATATTTACCTTCTGATATTAGGATTTTCTCATCTAATGCGATATAATAACTTCCCCACTGGTCATCCCCTTCAGGTACAGTCGCATGGAGTATTCTGAACATTTGAGTGTTTTCTTTGGGTGTACCCAAGACCGCTTGCATTTTTTCGCTGAGTTTGGTACCCTCTTCAAATGCAGCAATTATATCCAACACCGTCATGTGTATTACACGGTCTACTCTATTTACAACACCTTGGTGGTTTTGACCTAACACGACATCTTTTAAATGTATGCATTTGTACCTTATTGTTTCTTTCACATCATAATCTATGAATAGAAGGCCTGTACCAAATGCACCCATTTGTTCGAAACGCATTGAATTTTGAGCAGAAAAGTTGCTACCTGGGTTATAACGATAATCAAACAGTAACTCGTTTGCTTGATGAAACCAATCTTTTACATCCTTATTCTCCAACAGTGTCATATCCTTGGGTTTCAAAGTGTGCCATTTTTCATCAATCGGTGTCAGTAACCCTTCGACAACACCGACGAACCTACTTAATGCAATTACAGGCGTTGAGTTAAATATCCTATTGCCTGTCTCCTTCCCTCGAGATATCTCAACATCCCCTGCTTCTGTCAACGACCACGAAACATTGTGATTCGGTAAAAGGAATTTTGAAATCTCACTCCATTGAGCCTCCCAGTCCGAGCGTTTGGTAGTATTGTCCTCGAATTGACTTACTATTTTCTCAATATTATTCATCAACCACCAAGTATACTACTAGCCCCTGAGAGCCCAGCGCCCTGAGTTTGGTTAAAGCCTGCCCTTCTTCTTTGGTCTGTTCTTTCCTTATTCTCCGCGACTCGTCTAGCTTCAGTTGCTGCAGCACCCCCATCGCCACCAGTAGCATAACCACCAGAACCACCAGACACAGCCTTTGACACAAGAGCACTAAATATTGTTTTAACTACAAATCCTGCCACAATTAATTACAATTTTAAAAAACTCAAATTATACACGATTCATCAAATTACAATGTATGAGTTGTTAACTTGCACTACTCTAGAGTTCTTATGGTCTCCACTAGCAACAGGGTTTGCAAAAGTGAAACTGAAAGCATCTGCCTCGTCAGGACTCGCAACCTTGCGCTTTCTCATGTCTTCTTTACTTTCTAGGAAAATCAACCCTTTATGTTTATTACTAGCGGTCATCTCCAGTGGCCCCATCAACTCATGCCTCAGGTCGTTGCTATCACTAATGCATCCAACCTTCAAGTACTCTCGCATATTACCCCACATCTCAGCCCTTTTATTTAAGTATATGTGGGGTTTGTGTGGTGTCTCCCCACTACCGACCTCCGTTATCCGCCTACCGTATCCCATTTGCACAAGTCTATCAACCACACCGCCACCCACACCAAGCCCATCAATGAAGGTCATATCAGGGTCATACTTATCTATAGCAAACGCCACTTTATCCGCCAACGCCATAGTGTCTCGTTCGTTATACTTTATACAAGGAATAGACCTTGCGTCTCTGCCCCTTCTGAAGAAAAGTACACTTTGGTTACTTCCCGTTCTTGCAACATCGACACCCATTATCAAAGCCGCATTGTTTTCAGGAGGTAGGGCTCTAGAGGCTGCATCTCCCACTAACTCAGCGTTAATAAACACACTTTCACCTGTAAGCGGGAAAAGTCCCCTAACTTCAACACGAGCCACATCACTTTCTAAACCGTGTTGGTCTACAATTCGGTCATATACAGCACTATCGATACCTGCCACCGTTCTGCTATCTATATTGATATTATTCCAGTAATAACTATCACGATGAAAGGACTCATAAAAGGCACCAGTGTTCTTCCTACCGTTGGATATAATTACCCATATTCGAATAGGGGAGTTATCAGTGAAGAATCCGTCGGTTACATTGTAAATAGAATCAGGTATACCCGAAGCCTCGTCGAAAGATACCATTGTACCAATACTACTGTGAACACCAGCAAAAGCGTCGGGATTTTCCTCACTCCAGTTCTGAGCTTCACAGTAGTAATACCCCGAGTCAATTCTCAATTGATTACTTACTAACTCCTTGAACCACTTAGCTGGTTTCAATGACAAGGCTGTTCTCTCAAACCAATGTCCGTTTATTGCCATACTATGCCATTTACCGACTTCCGCCATAGTTCTAGTTCTTAACTGTGTTTCTGTATTTGCCGTTAGTAGTGCCGTAGCGCCAAACCAACACGAAATAAACCAGTAGTTGATCATAGACAGGAATGCACTTTTACCAATACCTCTTCCCGAGCAAATCGATAAATATAATACCGTGTATGGTTTACCATCTTCGTTATTTTTTCTGTTGGTTCTTACATAGGTTCGTATTTTCTCCAACTCTATAATTTGCCAATTTCTAGGCCCATCCATTTCAGCTAATGGCGAGTTTTTCTCCCTCCACGGGAATACATACTGTACAAATCCTACAGGGTCATATTTAAAACTCAATATTTTTTCAAATAATAGTTGTTCTGTGTTCTGTGTTTCACTTATCATTCTATAGTCTCAGCGTCAATTGTTAATCTTGCGTCCGCTGCTTTCATTGCGTCTAATAGATTGATATTCACTTCCACTTTAGGCACATCTGCAAACCTTTCCTTATTATTTACTCCAATTAGAAAGCGCCTTGTATCGATTTTGAGTTTAGAGCGTGCTATATCTTCAGGGATTGGGTTATCAGCGTCCATACGACCGTCTGCAATCTCAATCATTTCATCAGCAAGTATTTCTGAGCCGATTGCTCTAGCTCTCAAGTATTCTTCTTTCCTACTATCGTCTTTGTAAATCCAACGGATAATCCTACCTGTGATCTTTTGTTCACAACCCATGTTGCCTAATATCTTAGTTACTGGTACCCCACAGGCAACCCCGTCTAATATATCGAAATATGTTCTATCTGTTAGGAAGTTGGGTGTATCAGGTGGTATCTCATTCAGTGGTAATCCGGTTAGGCGTATCGGTTCGTCGGGTGTATTGAAGCAGACGACTTCTTTAATATCTTCGGTGTTTTTCATTTTGTAATTATATCATTCTTATGTTACTTTTAAGTGATAAAGTGGAATATGGGTTTTCTTATTTTACTTTTAAGAGATAAAGTGAAATATGGGTTTTCAATTTTTAAAAAATTATATATTGAGATGAGCAACACCTCAACACCACACCGAAACGCAAAATGGGCGGATGGGGGTCGTAATATGAGCAAAACAATAAACAAAACTCATCCACTTTCGGCGCATCACAATCACGCAAACACGCTCATACTGCGGGCTACAGAGGCAAACAGGCTTACGAGGTTGCGATTCTAGCGACTATCTCAACACGAGTGATAGTAGAGTATCAACGAGTGAATGCGGGTTATAGCGTATCTGCGTGATTGCATCACGCCCAATCGCGTGCTTGCGAAACCGGAAATGAACACAAGCACGCAGGCACTCCGTCATCAACTACACAATAACCGTGAGTTAACGCTTATAAGTACCGAAAGCGTGAAAAAGTGCTTATTGGTGCGTTAACCGTGAAAATCACGGAGTTTTTTGGCAAATTAGACGAATTTTGGCAAATTGGCATCCGACTGGCCACTCGCGCGAGATGACAGTCTGTAGCCTAGTTGTAGCAAGGGCTGTAGAGGCGAGGCACGCAGTTTGGCTACTCGGGCGATTAAACACCATTTTTTATAAATCTCTACTATTTGTTGCGATTTCAAAATCACTGTGTTATTACGCTACCCGATGTCAATTTAACCCCCGCACCTCTACAACGCAGTCATAGCAAGGGCTACAGGGTGTCATCTAGAGCCACATTTAAGCGATATCATGGAAGCCAAAACACCCGCAAACCCGTACTGCATATAGCCAAACACCCAGAAGCCAGTTTATCTCAGGATTATTTAATGAATAAAACTTGACAATGGATAAAACTGATGTATAATGACACACATCAGCAAGAAACGCTGATATACAACACAACAACTAAAGGAGAAATAAAATGATGAACAATGAAACAACATTAAACAACAGTCTTAAAGAGCAAAAAGGACTAGAGATATTAGATATAGACAATCTTAAAGAGTTCACAACTCTATGCGACGAGCTGCCAGCAGATTTTAAATCTCA